ATTTTGATAACAAGTACCCATATTTGTATAGGCATCCTTGTACTTTGGATTAAAGACTAGCGTTCTTTTGTAGCATTCTATAGCTTTTTCATATTGATTCATCTCTTTATAACAATTGCCTTTATTATAATGAGCCTCAACAAAGTCTCTTTTGATACTTATGGCACGATCAAAATCAGCTAAAGCCAAGTCATATTGTTTGGTATCTTGGTAAACATTGCCACGATTACTATAAATAGCCGCATTCTTCCTATCATGCTTCATGGCTCTTGTAAAGTATTCTAAAGACATGGGATAGTTCTTGACTTCTGCAAATATTATGCCTATGAGCTGAAGGGCTAAAGAATAAGTTGGATGAATCTTTAAAATAGACTCACATTGAGTTAATGCTTCTTGGACTTTACCTTGTAATTTCAAGGAAAATGCTTGATTATATTGGTGTAAAACCTGCTCTGGATATGCTCTCATAGTTTGCAATATTAATAGATATTTGTTGCAATTTCAAGCATTTTATGCAAGAATATTGTATCTGGGTGATTACTCTTATCGGACTGCCCCAGCAGACAATGCAATGATTGATAAGAGGACTTTTGCATAAGGATATATTATGGCTCGTTCTACCTTTGACGGCCCGATTCTATCGGGTGATAACCGTTTTGGTCCACAACGTGATGTGGGCTACACTGACTTAGTTCAGTCTGCACTTTTAGATTTCTCAGTAACAACTCCAAACATAGCTAATTACGGTGGTGGTTCTGGTTTATTTGTTACATCAAGCAACATCCCAAATAACACAGCTACAATCTGGACTCCACAATCTGGTGTTTATAGCACCAATGGTCCAACTAAAGCTTCTGCTCCTACAGCTGATACTTCAGGTACTGCTTATCGTGGTGTTGTATTCTTATTACCATACTCATCAAATATTACTGACATCATTGTTGATGTTGGTACATTACCTTCAGATGGTACACATACAGCTACATCTATTCAACCATATGTTTCAAATAACTTTGCTACATCAACTGGCGTTTACGCTACTATGGCTGCTGTAACTTCAGCAACTCGTGGTACTGCAACATTTGTTGGTACACAATTAACATACTCTGGTGCAACATTACAAGATGTACAAAATATTCAACCTGGTCAACAACCTTCATGGTTTAGCCAAGTTGTTGTTACATTAGCAATTACTGGTTCTAGTTTAGCTACACCAACAACAGGTCAAATTGAAGTAACAGTTCGTTATAACCAACTTGACATGAACATTGGTAATTCTACAACATACCCATACGGTAACTTTGATTAATTAATCTTGGTGGGGGATTCGTCCCCCATTCTTTAACTTTAGGAGATTAATCATGGTATATCCAGTACCAAAAACAAATAATGTTGTAAACTCAATTACACGTCAGGCTAAATATGAGCCATTTGACTTACAAGTAGCTCGTGGTCAAGTATATGGTCATTCAAATGTTAATATATTTGGTTACAATACAGCTATTTCTTCAACCACAACAGCACAAAATGCAACGATTGCTATATGGGAAAATGCAACAGCATATACTTTCCCAGCTTCTGCAGCTAATTTAGTTTTAGTCAGTTCATCTGCTTCTGATAATACAAAAGCAGCTATTTCTATTTCTGGGTTAGATGCAAACTTTAATCCTATATCAGAAATTATATTGTTAAATGGTACTTCTTCTGTTACAACTATTAATAGTTATTACAGAGTGAATAGCATGAGCATGGTTGTTCCAGGCACTAGCCAAGTCACTAATGTAGGAACAATCACAGCATCACAAGGATCTAATATTGTTGCACAAATTAATCCTGGTATTGGTAAAACACAAGCTGCTATTTATACTGTTCCTGCAGGATATAGTTATTATTTATATCAAGTTGAAATTAATACTGACAATGGATACACTGGTAGTCAAATGTATTACAATGTATTGTCTAAAAATAATAATACTGGCGTTCAATTTGATGTATTACAACAAGCATTTACTTCAGTATTTACTATTGATAGATCAAGTACACCATTCTTTTATCCAGAAAAATCAGACATTATTTGGCAAATAGGAACCAATAATAGTAGCAATGTTCAAGTTGGTGCTGTTATTAATGGTAAACTTATCAAAAACAATCCTGATGCTGGCAATACATTCCCAGGATACTTTTAATCATGTCAGCTAACGATATCATGTTGGCATGGAACTTTATCCTGTCAGTCACTGTTGGTATTGTTGGTTTTATTGTTAAAGACAAGTTTGATGAGTTACAAAGAATAAGCATTTTACTTAATCGTACTCGTGAAGAAATTGCACGAGACAATGTAACTCAAGCTGAATTAGATAGAATTGTATCCCACTTAGATGGAAGATTCTCTAAATTAGAAAGTAAGATTGACGAACTAATCAGACAACATCATGCCCAGTAAATCAGCAAAACAACATAGACTCATGGAAGCAGTGGCTCATTCAAAAGCTTTTGCTAAAAAAGTAGGTATTCCCCAATCTGTAGGTAAAGACTTTGCCGAAGCTGACAAAGGTAAGAAATTTAAATCTGGCGGCCTTTATGCAAACATTCACGCTAAACAGGAGCGTATAGCTCACGGTAGTGGTGAACATATGCGTAAACCAGGAGCTAAAGGTGCTCCAACTGCTAAAGCATTTAAAGAATCTGCCAAGACAGCTAAGATGAAAAAAGGTGGAGTTTCATTATCCGTAGGACGTGGTGAGAAATTACCAGTGTCCAAAGGTGCTGGACTTACAGCTAAAGGTCGTGCTAAATACAATAGGGAAACTGGTAGTCACTTAAAAGCGCCTCAGCCGCAAGGAGGTGCACGCAAAAGATCATTTTGTGCTAGAATGAGTGGAATGCCAGGACCTATGAAAGATGAAAAAGGCAGACCTACTCGTAAAGCCGCATCTCTCAAAAGATGGAATTGTAACTAACATTAAAAGGTAAATAATATGGCAACAAAGAAAACAGTAAATCCAGCAATGATGGCTATGGCTGCAAGAGCAATGCGTAGACCAGCAGTAGCTGCCCCAGTAAACCCACTAGCCGCAGGTATTGCACCAGCAGCAACTCCAATGCCCGGCATGAAACACGGAGGAAAAGCAATGAAAAAAATGGCAAAAGGCGGTCCAGTAGAAGATCCAGCAATTGAAGCAGGTGAAAAACCATTAAAGCATGGTGAACACGCTGTTCAAAAATCTGGTCATACTCGTGGCATGAATCTTAAACATGGAGGTAAAGTACATAAACACGCAGAAGGTGGAAAGATTAAAATGTTTAAAGAAAAAGAAACAATGGGTCCTAAGTCAATGTCAGAAGATGTTGAAAAAGGTTCTAACAAACTTACTAAACACGGTGAATCAGCAGTTCAAAAACGTGGTCATACAAAAGGTCATAACTTAGGTGATTCTGGTAAATCATTAGCTCCTAAAAATATGCGTAAAGGTGGCTATGCTAAAGTTGCTGATGGTATTGCTAAACGTGGTCACACAAAAGGCAAATATTGCTAAGGATAAATTATGGCTGAACTTAAATTATTTGGTAAAACAATCCCTGAAATTCTAAAAGAAGAACGTGATTCTGAAACACCAGCAGCTAAAGCTGAACAGTTAGACAGAATTAAACGCAATATGGATATTGCTGGTGCTACTTTAGCAGGAAAACCAAAAGCAACTCCAGGGAATATTGGCTCACGTGTAGATTTTAGTGATGAAAAAACAGGTCCATCATTTAAATCACCTAAAAAAATTACACGAGAAAAAACAACTGTTGAAGGTGATTTAGGTTCAGTAGATACATCTAACCCAGATGTAATTGGCCCTAATATGGGTCAAATTAATCCTGTTGCAGGATCAGGTTCTACACCAGAATTATCTCCACAGCAACAAGCAGCAAATTTATTATCCCGTCCTACAGGATATAAACGTGGTGGTCAAGTTAAATCTAAACACCATACAAAAGCTCCATCAAGAACCCATGCTTCAAAACGTGGTGATGGTATTGCAACAAAAGGTCATACAAAAGGTAAATATTTATAGGAGTAATATATGAAACACGGTCATAAACATCATCACGAACACGTAGCAGATCATATGAAACATCATGATGGTCATCATGCACACGGTGGTCATATTCATCACCATGAACACGTAGAAAAACATCTAAAACATCACGATGGCGGTATGCACGGTCATAAACACCATCACGAAGTTGTAGAAGCTATGTGCATGGGTGGTGCAGTACACCACAAAAAATAATGAGAGCATCTCGTGGAATGGGGGATATTAAGCCCTCAAAGATGCCAACTCGTCCAACTGTTATCACTCGTAAAGATAACCCTAATAAGGTCTATCAATACGCTAAAGGAGGCAAAGTTATGGCTGAAAAATGGATTCAAGGTGCCATAAAACATCCTGGAAGTTTGCGTAAAGCGCTAAAAGTTAAGGCTGGAGAGAAGATTCCAGCTAAAAAATTAGCGTCTGCCGCAAAAAAACCAGGAAAAATTGGTCAAAGAGCAAGATTAGCGGAAACTTTAAAGAAATTTAAGAAAAAATAATGGCATATACCACAGGTACCACATCGTTCAATCTAAACATGAACGACCTCATTGAAGAAGCCTTTGAGCGTTGTGGATTAGAACTCAGAACTGGTTATGATTTTAGGACTGCTCAACGCAGTCTTAACATTTTAACGATTGAATGGGCTAATCGTGGCATTAATTTGTGGACTGTTGAAGAAGGTCAGATACCTTTAGTAACAGGACAGATATCATACCCACTTCCTGTAGATACCATTGATCTTTTAAGTCATGTTGTACGTCAAGGTACGTTGCAAAATCAAATAGATATCAATATTTCCCGCATATCTGAAGATACATACTCAACAATTCCTAATAAACTAGCTGTTGGCCGTCCAATTCAAGTTTGGATCAATAGACAATCTGGAAATACTAGTCCATCTGCAAATAAAGACTATCTTGTAGGTAATGGATCTAATGGTAATGGCGGTATTAGTGCAACAGATACAAATATTCAAATTGGTCCAAATATTTCTGATTTAGCAGCCACAGGTTTTATACAATTTGACAATGAAATCATTTATTATCCTAATGTTGATACAACTAACAATTACTTGCTTAACTGTATTCGTGGACAAAATGGAACAACAGCAACATCTCATGCATATAGTGCAACTGCTTTAGTTCCTCAACTTCCAAATATTAATGTATGGCCTACACCTAATGCTGGTGGTAATTATACATTTGTATATTGGAGATTAAGACGTATTCAAGATGCTGGATCTGGTGTGGTTATTAATGATATTCCATACAGATTTATTCCACCCATGGTATCCGGATTAGCTTATTATTTAAGTATGAAATTAGCGGGTGTTGACCCTAATCGTGTTGCTGCATTAAAGATGGAATATGATCAACAGTGGGATTTAGCTTCACAAGAGGATCGTGAAAAGGCACCTGTAAGATTTGTGCCAAGAAATATGTTCTATACGAGGTAATTCATGCCTAATAAATTTGCCTCAGGTAAGTATGCAATTGCCGAATGTGACCGCTGTGGTCAACGTTATAAGTTAAAAGAACTTAAAAAAGAAGTCATTAAGACAAAGCTTTTTAACATTAAAGTTTGTCCTGAATGTTGGGATCCAGATCATCCACAATTAAGTCTTGGTCTTTATCCCGTTAATGATCCACAAGCAGTACGTGAACCAAGACCAGATGTGAGTTATAATGTTGGTGGTACATATGGATTAATGACTAACCCATACGATCCAACTGTAACAAACTTAGATGACGCAGGCTATCCTTCAGATGGTTCTCGTCAAACACAGTGGGGTTGGAACCCTGTGGGTGGTGCAAGAAACTTTGATACATTATTAACGCCAAATGACTTGATACCACTCATACAAATTGGTACAGTTACAATAACAACAACTTAAGGAGTAAACATGGAAAAGAAAACTGTTAAAAAGATTGCTGATGTAGAAATACACAAGCATGAAAAACATATGCACAAAGGCAAGAAAGAAACTAAACTTGCTAAAGGTGGCGTTACAGGCAAAGCAATGAAAGCTGTAGGACGTAACTTAGCACGTGCTCACAACCAAAAACCAGGAAGCAAATAATATGGTCACTCAAGTTAAACCAACAAAAAAGAATAGCCCATCTGTAAAAACAGGTCATGCTAGAAATAACAAACCTGCAGAAGCTTATGAAATGAATGGTACATCTGTTGCAGCTGGTGAAGCTCCAATGAAAGATGGAGTGTATAGCCGTGAAAAATCAGCTAAGGATGCTCGTATTACTGATCCAATTAAAAGTGGCATGAGCTATGGTATCAGTGAAGAAAAAACTGATGGCGTTGAAACACGTGGTAATGGTGCTGCTACTAAAGGCCGTAAGGCTAGAGGTCCAATGGCGTAATGAATAGATTTGGTATTATTTATCTTTGTACCAACAAGATTACTGGTGAACAATATATCGGTCAAACTTGTCAAAATATAAAGAAAAGAATTACCAATCATAAATGCTCAATGAAAACATATAAGACTAAATTTTCAGAAGCACTTAACAAATATAAGTTTGAAAGCTTTGTATTTGATGAGATATTTTATGCTTTTGATGAAGAGTCGTTGCATCAAGCTGAAAAATTACTTATAGAAGAGTTTAAACCAGTTTATAATATGACTAAAGGTGGATCTGGAGTTAAAGGATATATTCCACCTAAAGAAGTTGTTATTAAACGTAGCATATCTTTAAAGAAAACATTGCAAGATCCTGTAATTAGAAGTAAATGGGGAAAAGCAAATATAGGTCGTAAAAAATCTCAAGATGATATTGCTAAAACTGCAAAAGCAAAATGGAAACCAGTATATTGTAAAGAGCTTGCCATATCATTTTTGAATCAAAAATATGCAGCAGATTTTTTTGGAACAGTTGCAGGTAATATTTCACAATTAATAGCTAATAAAGGCAAGGTAAAAAATAAATATACTTTGGTTAGGGTGATTTAAATCAATTACGTCCAATTGTATCAAGCCATAATGGACTATGCTGAAACAACAGAACCACTGTTCGTTTCTAACATACCTCGTTTTGTCCAAGAAGCTGAAGACAGGATTTATAATTCTGTTCAATTGCCATCATTACGTAAAAACGTAACGGGTACATTAACATCTGGTAATCAATACGTATCTTTACCAAATGATTGGTTATCTGCATTCTCATTAGCCGTAGTAGATTCATCTGGTAACTATAATTACCTTTTAAACAAAGACGTCAACTACATCCGTCAAGCTTATCCTAATGCTTCTACGTCTACAGGTTTACCACAACATTATGCGTTATTTGGTAATCAATATGGCAATTTAGATGCTTTATCATTGATTTTAGGACCAACACCAGATAATAATTATCAAGTAGAACTTCACTACTATTACTATCCACCTACCATTGTTCAAGGTCAAATTACTGGCTTTAATGCTATTTCAGGTGGTTCTTTGTATACTCCTGGAACATATACCGAAGTAGCTTTAACAGGCGGTTCAGGATCTGGTGCTACAGCTAATATTGTAGTGAATTCTTCAGGCGCAGTAGCTTCAGTCACACTTACAAATGGTGGTCAATTCTACACATTAACTGATGTATTAAGTGCATCTAATTCAAGTTTAGGTGGTTCTGGTTCTGGATTACTTATACCAGTAAATACAATCTCTAACGTCAATGGTACATCATGGTTAGGTGATAACTATGATCCAGTACTTTTATATGGCTCTATGCGTGAAGCTATGTTATTCCAACGTCAAGAACCTGATGTTATTAAGAACTACGAAGAAAAATATCAAGAAGCTATCCAACAACTTAGTCGTCTTGGTACAGGTCTTGAAAGAGGTGATGCATACCGTAATGGTCAGGCTCGTATGAAGGTTAATCCATGATCGTTCAAACCGCATGTACTGTATTTGAATACAATAT